AGAGCGCCGTGCTGTCCTTGCCGCCGCTCCACAGAATCACTGGGTTGCGGTAATGCTGCAACCAGTCCTCGGCCTTACGGCAGGTGTCTGTGATTAGGTTGGTCATTAGATTGCCATGCCAGCACCAGCCAATAGCCCACCACCAATCCCACCAAACATCCCCATCATGCCCGCCTGCTGCGAAGCCCCGGCGCCCATCCGGGCCGCCTCCATGGCTGCCCAGTTGTTCATCTGCATCGCATTGCGGGAATCGATGGCATTGACATTGAAACTGCCCACGCTGCCCGCCATCTGCGCGGCGTTGCCGAAGGTCTGCCCGATGCCACTCTGCAAGCTGTTGCCGAGGTTGCCACCGATCTGCGCACTGCCGAGCGCGCGACTGTAGGGATCAACCATAAGCTGCCCCTGCGCCGCACTGCCCAGCATCCCGCCAGCCTGACCGGCGCGGCCAAAGACATTGCCCGTCACCATCTGGTTGGTCGCCGAGGCAAAGTTCCGCCGGCTGGCCTCGCGGGCTTGCGCGGCGGCGTCACGGTTGAGGATCTCAGCGGCGCTGCTGCCCATGCTGGTGCCGAGACCGCGAGCGGCGAAGGCTGCGCGGGCGGACTGCTGGGCGTCACGGGTCTCTTCGGCGGACAGCGACCGGCCAAGGCCAAGCTCAGTCTCGGCCTGCTCGCGGAGGGTGCGCTCGATGGTCGTCTCGCCGACACGGTCGGCCAGCATGTTGCCCAGTCCCGAGACACGGTTGATGTCCCCGCGGGCGGCCTGCGTGTAATCGTTATTGAGGTTGCCGGCGATCTTCTGGATCGTCCCGAGCTGCAATGCCTCAAGCTGCGGATACGCCTCGATTTGCGCCTGCACCTGAGCGCGGGCTGACGCCGCCGCCTGCTCGTTGGCCGAGCGCATGAGCGCATTGTAGTCGAGCAGCGGTGCATGCTGCACCGATGGCTTTTTGGATTTTTTGCTGCTGCCTCCCATAATTATAGCCCTACCTTTCTTGCAAGTTTGCGCCAATCGTAGGCGCGGATTTCAAATTGATTGTGCCGGCACCAAAGCGCCCACTGCTGCGGCCGTGACGCCACGCGCATAAACTCCCGCACAGGGTTTGCGTGGCCAGCAGAAGCAGCCAGCTCCACGAACCAAGCATTCGGCTCGCCGTCATCGGTGAAGTCCTCCGCTGCTGCATCCCAGTATACCTGCCTCGCCAACAGAAATACTTCCGGTGTCGAGTAGACCAGCCCGTGCGTGAGATGCCAGCCGAGGGTTTCCTCGAAGCTCTCGTCCGTGACGTTGGATTCGTGCCATTGCTTTGCGCTTTGCCATGGGGTCATGCGTCAGTGCTTGATGCAATACAGCATGGCGATGTTCTTCGGGCGGGTTTCGGTGCCGCCGGTTGCAGCCGAAGTAACATCGGTTCCAGTGACACCGCTCAAATATATTCCTGTTGATGTAAAAGGCCCGCCCTGAAATCCAAATACAGTGTGCGTATGACTCTTAAAATCATCCGCCTGTTTTGCGCCAAACGTCCCAGACACCGTGCCGTCGCTGTTGGTGCCGCTGCCACGCACGAAGTAGCCGCGCAGGTCTGGCAGGGCAAAGGTCGTGCTGCCGTCGCCCACGCCATAGGTTGTGCTGATGGCGCTAAAGAGCGCAGCGTAGGTCGTGCGGCTGACATTGCTGCCGTCCGCCGCCAGCCAGCCCGCAGGGGCGCTGTTCATGGCGAAAGACATCACCGCGCCCGCCGGAAGAGAAATTGTGGCCGGAAGCGTCACCGTCTTGCTGCTCAAGTTCAGCGTTGCGGCGAGTTTTGCGTCCGTGACGTTCGCGTCCAAAATCTTCGCGGTTGTGATCTCATTGTCAGCGACAACGACAGTCGGCGCGCCGGTTGAGTTGAGTTTCGCGGGGGTCACGGTCTCGCCTGATGTCCAATTATATCCTGCTGTCACTGTTGCCATATTAGTTCTCCTTAGTTGTTAAGCTGCATTCCTTGTCTCAGTCGGCGGCAGGCTCGGGCCGGCGGCCTCAATGCTGACGTTGCGGATTTCAGGCCGATTCGCCGTGGTTAGAAATTCTAGTTCGCAGTAGTGCGCCTTTTGGCGGATCGGTTGTTTGAGCGTGTAGTCTTCGCTCAAGCCCGAGGTGTTCGTCTGCCCTGGGACCAGCGTGATCTCGTTGTCAGGATTGATCGTGATTGCCTTGACCGTGATGCCCGCCGTATCCGGCAGCACCACATCGGCGAGCGAGCGGACGAACCGCTTGGTCGTCATGCTGCCCATGCCGTATCGGCGGGTCTTGATGCGGCCGGCCACCACTCCGACATTGCTCCCGCTCGGCTCGTCGTCCGTCCCATCGGCTTTCTCGTCGAGCAGGTAGAGCTTGCCGGTGCGGCGGACGTTGAAGGTGCGGCGGACGTTCTGGTAGGTGCCCACCACCAGCGCATCCACTCCGATGCCGTATCGGTCGCGGCTCTCCCACTGGCCATTGAGGGCGCTCCAGATGACCACCAGATCATTGGTGTCGTCCGTGCTGTCCAGCGTGGGCACGGCGAGGATGTAGCGGTTGCTGTGCCAGATGCCGAAGGCGCGCTGGACCTTGCTCTGGTCGATCCGCTCAAAGAGGTCGGCCACCGGATCACTCAGCGGCTTCGTGTCGCCGCGCAACTTGAGATCAAGCTGGGTGTCAAGGCGGTAGACACCGGCGTCTGAAAGGAAGAAGACGTAGCGCCCCGCCGTGACAATACTGTTGCGCGCCGAGCATCCGATCTCATCGGTGACGAGTTCCAGCTTGGCCACGGCGGTATCAATGGCGAAGTCGCTGCCGTCTGTGCTCGGGAATTGCGCCAGCGTGGCCAGCCAGATGCTCTTGCGGGTGAAGACTAGGGCGCTGCCCTCAACCCAAGGATGCACGGCAACGATATAATCTCCGCCACCGGCGCCGGTGCGGAAGCTCTGCCAATACGGATCGTAGAGGTCCGCATCCAAGTAGTCCGACAGCGCGACTTGGTCGCGGCCGTCAGGGATGATGAGGCGGTTCTGGATGTAGCTGGCCCAGCCGACCGAGCGCATCTTCTTGTAGGTCGGCCCTTCGGCGGGTACGCCGGCTGCAGCGCGGACGAAGCTGCCGGTGCCGGTCCAGTAAAGCGGCGGCTTCACGCGGCGGACACGAATGTCGGCCACGGCATGCGCCGCAGTGCCGGTCGGGACGGTGATCTCGAAAGAGTTGGTGTTGTTGTTCGTGGCCAATACGCGGAACTCATGGCCGTCGAAGGCTGGCGTGGTGCTGCCCTCAATTCGCACCGTGGCCCCATTAGGGTAGCCGTGGGCGTCCACGTTCACCGTGGCCGTCGTCCCGCTCACCGCGATGCCGGTGCTGTTGGTCAGCTTTTGGACATAGTTGCCGGCCAGCGCCGCCTCGCGGAGCACATAAAGCCGGTCGTAAGCCTGCACTACTGAGACCGTGTCGGTTGGGTCAATGGTCTCGTCCGGTGTGCTGGGATAGCCAACCGTGACCACCGTGTCGGTCGGCGAGGCATTGCGCCAGAGGTAGGCGCTGTCAGGTCCGGCCATGACGATGTATTCGTTGGCGTTCTCGTAGTTGCGGCTGGCAAAGACGCCCGCCGCAAAGATGCCGCCGCTGTAGGTCGTCTTGACCAGCGGTCCCTTGTTGGCGATCAGCGTGCCGGTGGCGTTGGCTGTCGGCGTGCCGGTCATGGTGTATTGGAAGGTGGTGCCGCTCGGCGAGCTGATGACGAAGTCGCCGTTGTATTTGCTGGCGTCCACTCCGGTGGCGCCACGGATGTTGACCGTAGGCGTGCCGGTGTAGCCATGCGCGGCGGCCGTGGTTACGGTCGCGGTGGCGCCGCTGAAGGCGATCGTGCTGATGGCCTTGTCTGCCGCCAAGTCAAACGACAGCGTCATCGGCTCGTCCGCAGTTGAGATGGCATCGGCCAACCGCTTCGCGCCCTTGCGCGTGGTCGCCACGCCGCGGTCGAGCCTCATGTTGACCGAGTCCTGCAACATGCCGGCGGGCAGCGTCACGGGATTCAAGCGGCTGGCGAAGCCGATGAAGCCGGCGTCGCCGTCGCGTAGGACTGGACTTTCGAGGGGCATTACTTGCTGGTTAAAACGTAAGAAAGGGTCTTCGCGTTGTTCCGCTTCATCTCGGCCTGGACGAGGGCGATGAAGCCGTCCCAGTTGGGACCGGGCGGCAGGGTTGTGCAGCCTTCCGACGAGACCCGAGTGCGGCTTCCGGCGTGGACGTTTATTCCGAAAAATCCAGTCTCTTCCCGCCCGCCGTCGCGCTGCACGGTGACAGGAC